CTTTCACTTATCCACAGATTTTTTAAGTTTTTCACAGATTTTTCAAAAATTCGCTTTTTCCACAGAGTTATGCACAGGCTGTGGACAAGTTCTTTAAAAGTTATGCACAGGCTCGTTTGTGTTGTTGACCACATAACTATAGTCAGTTACAGCATACTCTCTTTCCCCATCTGCTGTGTAATGTATGTACTTGCCCTGTTTCTCTATCCCCGTCTTATGGCTATGGTCTGCTTTACATAAAGATTGGAAAATATTGCGTAAAAAAGCGTGTTTACCTATATGCTTCCAAGCAAAGACATGGTCAACGTGCTGTGCTATTTCTATTTTTCCCCTGCTTAAACAGGCTTGACACAATGGTTGTATAGATAATTGACGCTGCCTGATTGTGCGCCATGCTGGTGTTTGGTAGATGCTGTCTGTTTCACGTGGAACAATATTATCCTTGCCGCCATGATCTAGACAAAATGAATTAAGCCTAGTTCTTAGTTGCTTACAATTTAACTCAGCACATAGTTGATTATGAGGGTATACGGGCATGGATGTTAGCTAAAACATTGGTTGTGTTAGCTGTATAACTACTTACTGTTGGACGCCAATTGTCAAAGTGTTGTTTAACAAACGATGGAAAATTGCGTACATAGAATGGCTCATACTGTATGCCTTTTGCTACTTCCGTGCAGTACCTAGCAAATGCGCCTTGGTTTCTAAAACGACAATGCAACATCATGTGGCAGCGATAACAGAGGTGAAATTGATCTGTTTTACCCGCCATAAAAGGTTCGGAATAATCTTCAGCATGAGCATCTATTACTCCTTTAGTTTGACCACAAGAACAACATTGCGCTGGTTTTGCAAAAACTCCAGCTTCCCATTGCTTGTTTAGCCAAGACTGCGCTTTGTTGCGTTGCGCTTCTGCAAATCCGTTGTATGGTTTCATTTGGCAATTAAATAAGCAAGATTTCCATATTTTGCTTTGACTTTGTAATATTCGCTGATTAATTTAATTTCAGCTTCAATGTTTGACAAGGCATTTACTGCGTTTTTTGTGGGAATGCGCCCTTCTAAAAAAACCTCTTTAATGCCAATTGAGTGCATTTCTTTAAAAAAAACTGCACCAAACTCCAAATCATTACCAAATAATTCGGGCAAACAACGCCGCGCCACAATAAACTTTGCTTTTGCTTTAAAAATAATCTCTTTAACTTTATCTATTGTTGCTGGTGTAATTTTTACATGAAATATATCCATGTCTATAACATTGGCGGCATTTGCAATTGCTTTAGCATCACCTTCAATGCCAATCATGCCATATCCCCATCGCATAAGCCTTTGTCCAAGCAAGCCATGACTACAACACAAATCAACGCCGCACATTTCTTTGCCGTATTCAGCAATCATTTCTACGATTGCATCATGAATGCGTGGATATGTGTAATCTTGCTTGTAGCAGTCTAAATATTCTGTGGAGTTAAATCTCATTTTTCTAACCTTGTGTCCGTTGGAATCCATGCGTTGCTGTATTTGTAATCTTTAATATTTTTCATCTTAAAGACTCCTTCTTGATAAAGCAAATTAATTTCAGCTTTAGTCGCGCCAATGTCTTGCGCCAATTCTTCTGGCAAAACGCCCATTGCATCAATTAATTTACGAACAATTTCAGACATTCGTACAGCAACATGGCTACCTTTAGCACGATTCATGCGAATGGTGACAATCATTGCTTCTACAACAGATATATCCATGACAGCGCAAGGAACTTTTCCTTTGTATTTTTCTTTGAGTTTGACGCTGTCTTGTGCTAACCTATGACGATGAAACCCATCAATAATTGTTCCTTCTTTAGTTATCAAGATTGGCTGCACCCAACCAGTTTTTAAAATGCTTTTTTCTAGAAGTTTTAATTCTGGCGTGAAAACCACATTTGGGTTGTAATCATTTGCATTAAGGCTAGACGCTTCGCGCCACTCTATTCTGTTGATTGGATCGTTCATTTTGTTTTATGGGGTAGTATTTCTCGTTTGTATGCGCCACTCATAAACGCATTCAACAAATGTTTTGGTGGATAAACGCTGGGAAATTTTGATGCTCTGCCCATTACGCTATTAAATCGCTGAACTGCTTTTTTGTATTGTCCTTCTTCTGTTATGTTTTCTTCTATCCATGCACGGACACCTTCATAAGATTGCCCGTATTTTTCTTTAACAACATCTCTATCTAATTCGCTGTAATACCTTTCATGCGCTAACATTTCTGGGAATATTTCAATGACTTTGGCATACATTTCCGGTGCGCTTTGTTTTATTTTGTTGAACCGCTTGCTTGATTCTGCGTGTAAAGGCGTTGAAACCCGCAAAGATTGCCCTGCCCACATTTGTTGGTCATACAATTTGCAATATTCAATGTTTCTATCGTAGAAATAACGAAAAACATCATCTTCTTCCCAATCATAAATTGGTTTGCATAATTTTACTCTGTCTGTAGATTCAACTGCATTGATATAGTTTTCATTTAACTTATTAACAGATGCACGAAAACGCATGATAGATTCACTAGACCTTATTCCAGTAAGAAATGCCACTTTGCCTTTGTAATATTCTGCTGCAAAAGAATCCATTGAATATTGGTCAAATACTCGTTTATCTGCTGCCGGTGTAGTTACCGCCCAAGAAGGCATTTCACGCACATGATTGCGTGATTTGTCCCATTGGATGTAGTTGTAGCAAACGCCTAAAATGTATTTTGTTGATTGCAGCGGTACAGCAAACCAAATCATTTTGATCCAAGGCTCATTGCGATATTTGTCTACAAAATCAATCACTTCCATTGGGATTAATTCTTCATCCCGGAATACAACATTGACAGGTTTGATTATTCCTCGTTCTTCATATATTTCTTTGACCAAATGCAAAACAACTAAAGAATCTTTGCCACCTGAGAACATGACAGACAAAGTGTCAAAAGCGTCTATTAAATGATTAATCCGCTGTTTTGCAGCGGTTAAAACGTCAATGTCAATGTATTTTTTAGCGCGAGACATAACCATTGCTTTTTAAAAACAATTGAATTCGTTCAGCAACAGTTTCTGCATCAGGATATTTGTCTTTTAAATATTTAATAAACGTGTACCAATCGCTTTGTTGTTCTTCATGATCAAAAATAATGTTGTATTGAATTGTAAAATTTATTTCTGCTGGTTGCTCATCGTCTTCTTTTTTTTCTTGATCTTGTTCATTAATGCTTTTGCCATTGATTAATTCGTAAGGCGAAAATCCAAGCAATGACAAGTCAAAATCAACCGCCTTTAAATCTTGTATTTCTAACTGCAATAAATTTTCATCCCAATCAGCATTTAAAGCCAATTTATTGTCCGCAATGACGTAGGCTTGTTTTTGTACATCAGTTAAATGCGATAACTCAATTGTGGGAATTTGAACCATGCCTAGCTTTTGCGCTGCCACTACTCTGCCATGCCCTGCAATGATGCCGTTGTCGCCATCTAACAATACGGGATTAGTCCACCCAAATTCTCTAATTGATGCCGCTATTTGGGCAACTTGTGCGTCCGAATGAGTTCGGCTATTTCTAGCATAAGGGATTAAATCCGAAACAAGTTTATATGTAATTTTCAGTTTAGTCATGGTTTTCCTTGTTAGCTATCTTATTATGCCGTAATTCCCAGCAGCTTTTCAACATCTTTTAGTAAATCTTCTTCCGTAAATCCATAATGTTTAGGAAATCCCTTGGTTCCCAGCCCATGCACTCCCAAGTCACCTCGGTGATGCGTAGGGCAAAGCGGTATTACTTTGGTGTGTGATGAACGCTTGCCCATGCCTATGCCGCTGCGTGGATGGTGCAATTCTGCTGGCGTTCCCTCATTGCCTTGCCGCCAGCAAACAATGCAGCCCAATTCAGCAACTCGCGCCATGTGTTTTTTTTCTTTAAGTGTCGTCATGGTTTTGGGCAATCCTCAGGAATAGGCACGGCAATAAATACGGGAATCCAATTGCCACCATAACGACCCTTTTCCCACCGATCTATGTATACATCAGGCATTACCATTAATGCCATTTTGATGCAATCAGGCATTAAAAAAGTGTGAAACTTAATTTGCTTGCGTGTAAGACCATCAGGATGTGCAAGCAATGCTTTCCTGATTTCAGCATGGCGACTACGGCGCATCAGTAATCTTTTCTTCAATAGCATCCAACATATCGTGAATGTGGTTAATAGCAATGATGCCAATTTCCAATGCTTTAATTGGCTGTTGCAACAACATAAACTGATGCGCGTCTTTTAATGCTTTTTCTGCCAGCATACACGGCAGTGCGTAGTCTTTAATTTCTTGAATGTTCATTTGCTTTTTACCTTTTTAAAATCCATTGATCCACGGCGATGTGATTCTTCTTTCGGCGGTTGATATACAGGTTGCTGCCAGATGCTGATGGTTAGCGGTGGCGCCTCACCTGGTAGCTTTTTGCGCGGCGCCCAAGGCATTATCAGGTTAAGAGCTTTGCGCTTAGAGTCAGCGCCTTGCGGGAAACGTCCATATTCAGCCATGATTGCGCTCCTTTAATTTGGCTTCTATCGCTCGGGCTGTTGCAATGTCATCAATGCGCCCCATAAACGCCGATTCATCAGTCCCGTAAAGATGTCTAACAGCGGCAAAAATATCATCATCCGTCAGCCCTAACCAAGGGCGCTGGTATACCTGCGTATCGTCATCGTCCAGTTTGTCCCGCGCTGCTGCGCGCTTTGATTCGTAACCTGTCATTTGAACACCGCCGCAACAAACATGGACGCACTCACCACAAAGATTACCCACACAATCAAGCCTTTAATCTGTTTTACAAACTGCGCGTAGTCGCTAGGATCGGGTTCATCAAACT